GGGTCAATGGCACGCAACGCGTTAATAGTGTCCTTAACGCCTGCCACTTCAATTGTTGCTGATAAAGACATTGTTACCGCTTTCGTTGCTCGTTTATAACTGTAATCACTGTGAGCAAGTCGCGTGCGCCAAACACTATTTGTTGTTCAGGCCAAAAACCTGTTGCGGCACAAACTTCGGCTAATTGCCGTCGATAGGTGCCGCGTCCGTAGGGTTTGGGTTTGTCATGTCCGCTTCTGGCAACACTGTCATTTCTGGGTTTTCCTCTAGCCATTTCATAAAGTCATCGGGCAATTTTTCGCCTTTGACTTTGAGCAATGTGTACGCCCAAAATGACCAATCACGCCAACCAGATTGCTCTGCGTCCATTGGTTTTTTGTTAAACTTTTCTTCCCACAGCGCTGTACTAAACAACGTGGTGTAAAGATATTCGGGCTCTGCACCTACGGTGCGAACCAGTTTTAATTTGATACGCATATTGCCTGCTTTCGTGTCGGGCCGTTGCCGGCGCTGATTATGCTACTGCAACGCTGTAAACGCCACCAGTAAACGTGATGTCAATTGTGTCCAAAGCGCCTAATGCAGCATTGACAATTGGCAAAGTTTCCAAGTAACAACCAGTCAAAGTTGAAATTGGATTTGTTGCGCTGGTAGCGGCGCTGGTTGGTTTAATGGTCACGTTTGTTTGCGTGCCAACCAAAGCTTTGAGCGTGGCGTAAGTTTCTGATGCGGCAAAACTGTTGTACATCGTCAATGTCAATGTGCTGTTTTCAAGTCCGCCGACATAAACGCGTGCGGTCAAACCAAACGATGTGCTTTCTAGCGCCTCGATAACACGGGTCAAATTGGCAGAGCTGCACTGGTCGGTCAAGTCAACTGCGTTGACTGTTACTAGTGGGTTGGATAGATAAGTGCTAGTGGCCATGTGGGTTAAATCTCCTCGTTGGTGTCTGTACTAGTTTTAGCAGGTTTTTTGGCTTTAGGTGTGGATTGCTCAACGATGAAACCGCCTTCAAGCAATGCTGCCACGTTAATGCCGTCTGCAGGTATAAAGGGTTCACCAATTACGCCTAGTTTGCTGGATGCGATTGTATATGTCATGCGGTTTGTGCCTGCACTTTCACTGTTAAGTCGTAACACGGATATGACGCCCCACCGATGTCTAATGAACCGGGCTGACCGGATAGCACGATGACCGATGATGCCAGCACCAACGCCACAATGTTTAAGATTTCGCGCAACACTGGCAACCCTGCAGGCCCAGAACCAACAACTTTGATTGGGAAATCCATTGTCACAATGTTGCCGTTACCAGCATATGTTGTAAAACTTGGTGCAAGGATAAACACACAATTTGGCACCAATTTCGTTGGGTCGGTTACGCAACGGATACCAGACACCGCCGCCAATGTGGCAGCTACATCGTCAATGGTTTCGTTGAGTAAATCGGTGTAAGCCATTAAGCAACCGCTGGTCGAGGGATGCCCAACAATTGCTTAACTATCGGTGTCAACGATTGCTGGGTTGGTGTGCCCATTGTGTCAAACGCTGCAAACGCGGTTTCTATTGACCCTCGACTACGCCACAGTGCTGCGCCATACATCAGGGTTCCGAGTGTGGCATCAGCGCCGGGCGATGTGCTCAAAGCGTCGTGGTAGGAAGACTCTTGCCTGCGACGATAACAAAATAAATTTGCTGCGTTTGTGGCTTGTGTGGCCAGCGTGTAATCGTCTGACGGGTTTGTAATAGTGACGCCCAGATATGTAATTAAAGCGGCAACGGTAATCCACGTGCAGGTTTGCGTGTATTCCACTGACCCGTCGTAAGTAACAACAAATTCAACATTTGACCCGGTAGCCGCATAAATGATTTGGTTGGGTCTTGGCACATTGACATCAAATTGAAATTCGCCTGTAGTTGAGTCAACGCCAGTGAATTCGTATTGGGGCATGTCAAGTACTTTGAATGTTCCGTTGAACGGCGCACCCAAAGCGCTAACAGTGATGTTTTCGCCAATGGTAATTTCTGTTGGTTCTAACGTGCTGATGCACGCGTAGTTAGAAATCAGTTGCTTACTCGCTGTGGTGTAATACGACATGGCGGTTACGCCGCCTCTCGACTAGGCCTGTGTGATTTTTTGAATCATGTTGGCGTTTGCTTTGAATGTGCAGAAGTAGCCGTGTGTGCTAATTCCGCGAGTCAAAGTAGACGGATTGTCAACAGACAAAATGCCTTTCTGTTCCTCATAAATTTCAAAGCCGATGTCTTTCATAATGACCATTGTCTTGGTGCTGAAGTTGTTGTCTACAACCATTTGCAAACCAAGTGGGCCGGTGTTAGTCCATGAAGTAACCGATGCTTGACCAAGTGTGTTTTGCCCAGCAAGTCCAGGGCCATTGACATAACCAAAAATTGGTCGGCCAGCGGTGTCGACGAGCTGTTGAATGGCGCCCCATGTGTCTGGGCTAACAAACATGTGCGTTGGCAAATAGTTTGTTGCGTTCAATGTCACAATTGCTGCGTCATAAATTGACTTCAACAAGTCGGTCACTGACAAGTCCCAAACGCCTGCCGATGTAGCAGCGGTCAACAAGTTGTCTGCTGCTTCGTTGTCGGTTGCAACCATGTATTCGCCAAGCATGTCGTTGATGACGATTTGTAGTGCTGCTGGGTCTGTGAAGTCAATGGTCTGGTAGCTGATGTTTTGGTATGCAGCAAATGTCTTTTTTGTAACCGTGTTGTTTGCAACAACCATTGTTGTTGCTGACGCGGCTGCACCTTCGGTTTGTGATGCTGCAGTTGTGTGCGTTGTGATTGTTGGTCGGTTAAAAGTTGCTGATGGTGTCGATGGCATTGCACGTGCACCCAAAGCGTTTACAACTGGACGCATGAAATTTAGGTCCTGAAACACCGGTCCCAACTCCACTTGGGTCAGCAACCCGGGGACGGATGTCAAAAATTCATCGCCGCTTGCCCCCTTAACTGTTGGCGCATTGTGATATGCGTTGTAATCCTTGAAGTTTTGTTGTGCCTTCACCCAAGCGTCGCCACCCTGATGGAATGACGCAATGTAATCCCAACGTGACATCAAGCGCGGTTCACGCTTCACTGATGCAGTAATTGGTTCGGTTGGAATGATGACTTCTGGTGCTGCTACTTCGCTCATGGCTTCTGTCTCCTGTGTAGGTTCTGTCTCAATAGTACTTATTTCTGGCTCGTCTTGGTGGATACTCGCCGCCACTTGTGTGATGACGCTGCCTTCAAATGCTGGTTGGCTGACCAACGATAATTCTTGCCATTTGGCTGACTCAATGACCATGACGCCATTGTCGTCGTGCCATTTGACTGGTTGCACGCCAACCGATACTGCGTCAATCGTGCCATCACTAGCCAAAATCATTGCCTCATCGCCCAGACGGGTTGCAGACACTTTTGCCACAAACAGCATTGCGTCTGGCGTGTCTAAGCGTTCGGTCACTTGACCAATAATTTGGGTTGAGTCATGTTGCATGTAAAGCTTCGGGTTTTTGCCTTCGGCCGACAATGAGCCGGGCATAAAACGCACCTGTGTGCCGTCTGAAACGGTGGCTGTTTTGCCGTACTCAACGGCTACGCCAGAGATTTGACGACGCGGTGCGTCGCCAGCTGCAGCATCAACAGTAAACGTGGTTTCTGGTATAAGTCTAATCATGTTGGTGATGTTACTCCCATTGGTGTGGTTACTTCTGGCATTTGCATTTGGCCGTATTCGGTTGACAAATAATCCTCGTAATCAAACTCGACGTAAGTGCCGTTTGGAAGTACGTTGTTTTGGCTAAGGGTTGCTGTGATGCATTCGGCATACGCTTTAGCGCCAAATGTCCACAAGTCGGCGCGTGCACCGTCGTTGCTGACATAAGAGTACGACCCGACGTCACAGCCAACTAAGTAAAACGGCACGTTGCAGATGCGTGCCATTTCTTTGGCTTGAAATTCTGCAGAGTCAATTAACAGCATTTTGTCTGGGCTGGTAGCGGTTTCGGTGTATGTCAAATACTCGTTTAATGCTGCCGTCTGGTTGGTGGCACGTGCCGCGTTAAACGCTGAAGCCAAATCGGCTAATTCTTGACCGGATAGCGGTTCGCCACCAGTTTGTTTAAGTACGCCGGCTGGGATTGACGACGCGCTGTTGCGGTAGCGTGCTGCTTCAAGTTTTAGAGCTGTGCCAACTGATTGTGTTGACATTGACGTGATGCCTTGAATAGGCGACAAAAATTGTACGACGTTGTTTGTGTCTAGTTGGTTGCCGTTGAAATAGATTTCTTTTGATGGGCCAAACCAGACGGGCCCAACCATGTCGGTCGTGGAAATTGAGCCCATAGGCAGACGTTGAAATGATGCTGGGAAACCGTCGGCTGTGCGTGACGTGATGTACCACATTGCTCGACCGTAAAAAAACAAGTCATCAAATGTCCACGACAAAATAAAGTTGTTCGGTACGGCTGGGTCAATCCTTCGCAACCAGCTGCGTGGCGCAATATGTATTTGCATCATTTCTTCGTCTAATTCGTTCCAAACTTCGTTGTACATTCGCAAACTCATGCAACCGATAACTGATGCGATTAAGTCGCGTGCACGGCTAATGGTTGGCACACTCATGCAACGGT